AATTCGCTATAACAGAGCAGTCATATCCGTTCTCGTATCCAAATCGATAACGTAGTTCAATACCGTCCTCAAATCGATTGCTGTCCATAGTAAGCTGATATGTGAAATCCATATTGTGGAGAAAATTTAATAGCTTTCTATATGATAATTTCTTCGGATATTTTGTATCACATACCAGACCATACATCCAATCGAAATAATCAAATTTTAATTCGTCTCTGGTCATTACATCTCCGTTCTATGTGGCTGAGTTTCAAAAATTTCCTGATAGTTTCTCTGGTCTAACAGAATTTCATAATCGCATTTCTTAGCATCGTTTCTCACATAGACGGAGTCATCCTCATACTCTCCGAAATGCTCAAGTGAATCTTCACCAACAACTTCTTCAATATCATCCACAATTTCATTCATATCATCTAGTAACACTCCGTCAGCCGTATATGTTAGACTTATTTTTTCGTAATCATCAAACTCTCCAAAATCTGACGGCTGTATAACATATGGTCTGTCAACAGCAATTTCCTGCTTCTGTTTTTTATCTTGCATATCGCTATAGTTCACATAGCCTTCCTTCTGTAATCTTGCTGCATATTCAGTAATACTCGGTTTATCTACAGTTCTACTGTCAGCAGTTTTTTCAACAACAGGCTTTACTGATTCTTCTTTTTTATCCTCGTCAAATACTCTTCTTGAATTGAAGTCTTCCTCTGCGAGCTTTTCATACTTATCTTTAAAATATGAGTATGTACCGATTACACCAATTCCAGCACCAATAATCGTGCCTAAAATAAATGCTACTTTACTGTTCATTATTATCCCCCTCTGTCTTGATAGTCATAACGGTTAATGCTAAACCGCCAAAAAGTAAAGAGGCACTCAACAGAATGCCCCCTGTAATATGTCTTTTTCGATGGGTATCGAGAATATAATCCATCATTGATATGAAGTTACCGATTCCTTCCATAATTAGTGCTCCTTTCCACCAAATAAAACAGCCAGACCACTCCAAAAGCAAATTCCTGCAACTGCTGATAATGTTAATCCCACTACATGCATAATAATTCTCCTTTCTATTCTCCACTTGAAAAATAGTGGTTTCCAATCTGAAACATAGGTGTTCCATAATTCCCATATCTATCAGCTGTAAAGAATATAACATCGTAATTCTTCCTATTACGAAGCTCTTCAATTACAAGCTTACAAATATAATCGTCAATATAGCATCTGTCAACTCGCCCATTCCACATAGAAGAAAATTGACTTGGCTGATAAACTACTTCATGAACTGTATTAGGAAAAGAATCAGAGTCAACACGATTTAAAATAGTATCAATTACTAATCGTTTGCCATCTTCACATTCTCCCTCAGCTTCAGCCATAGTAACAAGAGCAATTAACTCAATATCGTCATTTGAAATATCAGTATAAATTTCGCAGGCAACGTCTTGAGGTGCTGGCTCTTGCACTACTACTTCCTCCTTCGGACTAAATGATACTTCTTCAACCGCCTCAGTTTTGATAACCTCAACTGTCACTGTCTCATTAATTTCATCGTTTTCACTTGTTGTGATTGGTGATGCTGCTATACAAAAAGAGCTGGTGATTATCAGTAGTACCATCCAAATTATTTTTTTCATATGCAAATTCTCCGTTTAAATCAGATCTAATATATTACCGTCCACATTGAAGTCTAATAAAATTGCTGGTTCATAAGATCCGTCTTCTGTCTCTCTGTTTGTTTCTAAGATGCCAAAGTCCACGAAATTATCACCAACTTCATTGTTCTTGTTATATACCCAACCTACAATCTGACCTTCCTTGGTTCTGTCAATTCCAAGCATATCGTATACATCATTTAAGAATACATATCCTCTGGCATGTAAAAGATCATTTGCATACTGCTGCTGTCCTCGTAACATAAGTAAATTATACTGTGTATCTTTCTCATACCCTTTGCAAGTCTCATCAAAGAATCTTGCATATCCGCTATCTGCGTTAGCTACATTGACAGTCGATTTTACTTTCTTCTCTTTACCTGTCTCTGGATCTTTTACAGTTTCCTCGAATTTCTTAGCCTTAATATCATATTTCAGCTCTTTATCAACCTGCTCTCCAAATCTTTCAACAACTCGATTACGATATTCCTTGAATGACTTGTCGACAGTTGCGTATGCTGCTGCCAAAGCTACATTTCTCTTTCTGAGAATATTATTAGACGCTACAATACTTGTGATTGATAATGCACCTAATGCAATAGCCGGAGCATATAACTTAACAAGCTTAACACCTGTCTGAGCATAAATAATAGTTAAGTCTTTCTTAGCATCTTCCTGTGAATAGTCAGCTTTGATTTCCTCATTTTCAGAGCATTCATGCACAGCATTTACGTCTTTTTTATGCTCTTCTAATACCGTACTTAATTTTGTTGTCGCTTTACAAGCCATTACAGCACTTGCAACTGTTCCAACAACACCGGCTACGATAAGAATTTCCGGGCTATGCTTTTTCACTTTGATAGTTGCTGTATTTACAG